TATCCAGATTCTTTCATTCCTGGGATCACCGAATAAAGAGCCTCTCGTTCACCAATATCTTTTGTTGTCTTAGCGTATGCTTCCTCTGTGGGGGCTATTCCGCCAGTTAATGCCGAAACATATGGTTCTTTTTTTGCGGCGAGGCCTTGTCTCGCCTTTTCCATAGCTGCATCAATTTGAGATTGTGTGGCAGATTGACCGTTTATTGTAGCATTAGAGAGAATTTCACTCTCCTGTTCCACCATCTTTTGCTGAGACGGACCAGAAACTTCTGGGTTTTCTGCTGGTGGTATATTGTATTCTCCTTCTCCCATCATTTGACCCATCGCCTCTTCAGAGGTATTAGAAAGATTGGCAAGCTTTTTCTCTAACCATCCTCCTTTTGGCACGGTACCTGCACCTTGCATCTGTGCTAATTGTTCTTCTTCGGTTCTTAGAAACGGATTTCTTACGCCCGTTTCCTCTCCCATCGTTTTAGCCCTTGCCCAATTTTCTTTTTGTCCACTAATAAAATTTCCGAGCATACCGACAAGACCACCTTTTTGATATCCCATAGGGGACTTGGCGTTCTCTAACAGCGCTGTATCGCTAAGTCTGTCTATGTTGTTTAGCATCTGTAATTTTTCTGGGCCAATCTGATCCGCAGCGTCTTTTCTAATGACAAATTCGCCTGGAGTAAGCATTGCAGGCACAGTATCAGTGCTTTGACCTCTCACATCTCCTCCGTCAGCCATTCCTGGTACCACATCTGACGGATTAAAACCACCAATAAGTCCTTCCGTCTCTTCCTTCTTTGCATTCCACCTCTGATTAGTAAATCCTAAATAGTTCTTTGCAAGGGTTGCATTGGGAACATCTCCTGTACTTGGTAAGGCATATGTCTCTCCTTCTCTGTATTTATCAGCATCATTACCTAGGACTAACTCTTTTTCTGCTTCTGATAAATTCTTCCAAATACTATCCCTCCGAGTTTTTTCTTGTCCTTCGCTAAAATTCCCGCTTTTGGCGGTGGATAAAATATCCAAAAACCCCGACCTTCCCTGCTGGTGCGTTAGATAACCAAGCAAGCCAGGATCTGATATCTCATACTCGTCTATAAGATTTCGGGTTCTTTTCCCAAATTTTTTTGTTCGATCTCTAACAAGATCAATGGCGCCCTTAGCGCTCTGACCAACATTAAGCCTGTCTTTAACATTATAATCTTTTGCAGTGTCTTCGCCAAATTGAAAGAATCCTTGATATGATCCCTCGCCTAAGTCTTTTCCAGTTCCATAACTAGACTCCATCATTGCCATTGTATGTAAATCAAGCGGATTGAAATCGTTCTCCTTGGCAATCCTGTCAATCTCCAGATATGCATCCCTCTGCGATACAAATCCACCGTTTTGATAGTTTCTATAGTATGTCATTTTCCACTAAATCTTTAGGTATATCCAACTTTTTGTATTAAATTCAAAAAACGGCTACCGTGCGTTTTTATGATAAAGGGTCTCACTCGACACAAAAATAAAACCGCCAATCGCTGTCTTCTAAACCCCCAGAGCCAGTAGTCTAAGCTTTCTTCTGGGGGTTTCTGTTAAATTAACCCGTCTAATATAAACGAGTTAATGAAAATACCAAACCTTATTTATTAAATTTTTGCGCCAGTAATCCAGTTGTATACTTTGTTCATTGGACGGCTGTTCAAAGTCTCAAGTTCAGCGTCAAGTTCGTCCATTTTCATTTTTTTGCTCCTTGGAGGTCTGGCATAGTAATCTGCGTAATAGAGCGCATCGAGAATATCATCATGTCTTGGCTTCGGATGTTCAAACACTTCATCCACCAATTCAGTCATTTCTTCTCTAACATATAATTTTTTACTGTTTATCATTGGACCAAGCGAGGTTTCAAGCCTGTCTTGCTTTTTTATACCTGGCGGAGGCTTAACCCCTTTGAATATCCCAGGCATCAGCCTTCTTTCGGTTGCCGACAGTCTAGTGACCATATCCCTGACCATTTCCTGTGCAGCCACCGTTTCAATCGTCACTCGCTTAACTGGGTGATATTTCTTTGTCATTTCTATAATTTTAAGCGGAACATCGAAAGTTGGTATCCTTTCTCTGAAATATTCCAAAACATACCGATTATTGTTTGAATCAACGGCAATAACCAGAATAACCTGATAATCCGAGGTTGCTGATGCGGTTGCGGCTAGATCAACGCCGATATATACATTAACTGGAATTGCATTGTCCCTGTCTGCAATATACCCAAATTTGTTTTCACACTTGTATTCATACGCATGATGCTGTATGCGGTCAATCTTGAATGCCGCAGATCCTATATCTCTAGCATCATTCATATACTCCTGAGCAAACTTGTTTACAAGACCAGCTCCGATAAACTCTTTTTTCTTCGTTTTCAACTTTGCAAGAGGAAACTGGTCTGACCAAGCTGGCTTTCCGTCCATGATGGCTCTCATAAAGGTCAAGTCCCAAGTATAGCTTGTCCCGTTTTTCTTTGCTTTGTTATATCCGTCGCATATCATCTGTAAAAAACTGTCAAAGTGTACAATAGTCCCAGAAAGCCATATCCAGCCTTCATTACCTGGTGTTTCCTCTAAAGCAGGATAAACCGTCGAAACTACCCACTTTTTGATCTCCGCTCTTCTTTCTGGTGTTTTTGTGTTCAATTCAGACTCAAAGTCGTCTAAAATGATGCCAGTATACCTTACATCCACCTCTGCACGGCCCCTCAGCCTTTGATTGGTACCCTTTGCTATGATTCTGTCCCCTTTTGCAGTAACTAAATCTTTTTCTGTCCACCTTTTGCCAATGCTACCGCCATCAAGGTTTCCGAAATAATATTTGATCATCTTGTTCTCTTCAAAGTGCTGGCGAATATATTTGATGTGATCAATGGACTGCCCCTGTTCTTCGGACACCCAAGCGAAGAAATGCTGCTCATCTTCTCCAGAAAAGCAAAATTTGTGCATAATTGCTGCTTTTGCCAGAATTGACTTACCAAACCCACGGGGAAGTATATTACAGATCCTTTGCCCAGGAGAGGTGGATATCAACTTTTCGGCAACGGTATGGTGAAATGGTGGGGATTTGCTCTTTTTCAAAAAATCTTTCGGTAAAAACGCCCTCCCAAAGAAAATAAGGTCTTTATACGCCCTTTGTAGAACCTCGTCCTTTTCAGCCATTACAGCTGGCGGCATAGTTATATTGAAGTCAGCCTTTTTTGTGTGCACCTTTTTTCCAACTTGTTCGTATGACATAATTAATTTTTCCCCATTTCTGTTTCTTTGGATAACTCGGATAGGACAACCTGTTTACACTTACGAGCAGTTTCTGCAAGGCAGTTTTTCCTTTCCATATGTGGGAAAATCGTCATAATAAGTAATTGAACCAGCATCAACGACATCTTTATAATATTTAGTGTCATAACAACGACGGCACGAAGGACAAAACTTAATCGTTTTATCGGTGATTTTTCCATCCCAAGTTGAGTCTTCTCTGCTTTCTACCTTGGACCCACTACTTATCACCTGCTCCAATATCGTTTTTGTCTTTAAGCTCTGGGTTTTTTTCAAACTCCTTCAACCTTTCCTTAGTGAATCCAGTGAATGTCTGTCCGAGCACTGAAAGTGTCTGTGTTTTTTCCTTTGGCATCATGCCTCTCAGTTCGGCAGCAAGCTTAAGATAGTTGAATTTCACCGAACCTCTCTCCGCACCGATGCTTTCAAACATCTCTTCAAGTATAAAATCCTCTGTTAGGTTAAGTTTGTCCATTTTATCTGCTAATTTTTCATCCACAATCTTTTTTATCCTTTTCTGTTTAAGCAGCCAGGTTGACCTTTCCCTGGCGTATTCAACATTGTTTGTTTTAAAGAGGTGCATATAGGCCACTTCTTTAGGTACATAGCCAAAAATCAGGTTCACAAACATAATTTCCATCTCATTGGGGACCTCTCTGTCACTATCGTCCCATGGATATTTTTTGGAAAAGCTATAAACTGTCTTGTGTGGTTCACCTGAAATAGGGTTATTACCTTTATACGGTCTAAATTGACCAAGGGGAGTGCGTATATAGGGAGAACTCTTCCCAATTCTTCCTTTTTTGACCACCTGGCTCATTACGCCATTGCGAGCCTCTACCCAATCTCCCTCTTTTGCGGTCCCCGCATCTGAAATACTTGCATTTTTATGGACTTTTAGCAAATCTGCCTTATTTTTGTAGACATAATGGATTTTTCCCTTAATTTTCCTATGGAACACGGGGTCAGCGCACCCGACCTCATGATCATTGTAATGATCTAACTCTATATCCCCCCGACTAACCCCTGTTTCCATCTACCTCGTCTCCCCATACAAAACATTTACCTTTCTGTATTTCGATTGTTTCAACTTGGAAGTTCCCATTGCTGTGCCATGTGATAATTCCAAATGCATGATTCCAATTATGTAGTCTGCCTTTCAGCCATTTGTTTTTTTCGGCAGACATATTCTTAAGGCACCCAAGACTCCAAGCACCGATAGTGCCGCTATCCAACTTAGTAAGAGAATGGCGCTGTATATCATGAACATGACCATAAAGGATGTTGCTGCCATAAGCCTCAAGATGTTTTTTAGCGTGGTATACCGTTGCATAGGCGCCATGTATAAAGTTTAACTTACCTAACTTTAGGGGTTTGTTATAACCGTAAAAGTGATATCCCCGTTTTTTTAGGTTACAGCTCTCTTTAAAGGCAAAATGCCCCATATAGGGGTATCTTTCTACGAATCGATTGGTCCAATCGTCGTGATTGCCCTCAAGCATATACCTATTCGTACATTTTACTTTATCCAGGGCCTTATCGAACAGATCTAGACCCATGTTGACATCATCGATGTCTTTTTCGATTATCGGTATCTGATATTCCAGAGGTGGCTGTTTCTTACCTTTCCACTTCCACGCTGAAACTGACTCCCATTCGCCGACATCACCGAGATTTACGAAAGAATCAGGTCTTACGATCTCGATTGCGGCTAGAACGCAGTTTACGGCGGGGGCATCGTGGAGAGGAAAGTGCTGATCTGGAACAACAATTGCAAGTTTAGGCTTCGGCCTCATGTGGTATGTGGTATCCTGTGACTAAAAGAGGTATCTCTATGTTTCTAATGGTGTCCAGAAGTTCTTCTAAGACTTCTGGGTCGCCACTTTTTTCAAATATAAAGGCCACTCTTTTTAGTTCAATCAGGCTTTCACCCAGACTTTGTTCCGTTGGTAGTGGATTTTCCACCATTTTTATCCTGTTTGGCATTTTTCTTTTCAGCATCCTGATCTTCAAGGGATTTAGATGGCAGTTGCCTGGAAAGCTGACTCTCATAAGTACTTCTTGCTACTTCCAAAAAGTGTGCTTCCTTACGAAATTCACTTATCTTTCCATTTAACTCGTTAATGACGACAACAGCAGTCCGTGCATCGGCACTTAGACTGTCTATATCGTATCTTTTACCATCTACTTCTATCGTTTGTATATCCTGGCTTGGCATCAATTTGTCTCCGTTTATTGGTTTTCGAAGTTAGTTCTTAAATAGTAGGCGGAGCAACAGGGAATTTCTTTTTTTTTAATTTTTTTTGTTTTGCAAGGTATAAAGCTATCTTTTCCCTACTATAGTATATACTATATAGTAATAACTATAGTATACTATTGTAAGTACAAGATAGTTAATACTATAATAATATTATATACTATATAAGAAGATTTAATACAATAACCAAGATAACTATATTTCTTTCTCTTTTTGGTTACTTTTTCTCTTTCTTTTTTTTTTACAAACCGAATAACATCAAATTTTTAGAAAAAAATTATATTTAACAGACTTTTTAAACAATTCCACAAAATCGCCAAAAATCTAAAGGCGAAGGTTGGCTTTTGCTTTACAACTTTTTCATAGTTGCTGTCAAGGTACAGCAAGAACACCACCCTTACGCTACCTTAAGGTACTGTCAACGCCGTATAAGACACCCATTCTAAGGCTTCTTAAACGGCGTACCTTAACTTTTTAACCCACTTCTAAAATTTTTACAAAAAATATATGTGATTGTGTCTGTAGCTCTTTCTTTTATTGGGTGGGCGGGTTCAATTGGGTTTTGTGAAATGCTTTTGGTGTTGAAAAAGTGGTTCCCGTTTTGATTGGCGTTCGCATTCCGTTCGTTCACTTCGCTCATTGCTTGCTTCGTTCACTGGCTCACTGTATGCGTTGATGAGATCCAGTCTCAATAGTAGTGATAACATAGTGGGTACGCAAATCGGCTAAATGCGGACGTTTGTTGCTCTAGGCGGGGTGATGTCTGCCTATTCCAGGAAACCAGGGATTTGACCCCATATAGAGGCTCCTGGACCTATTCCCTTGATCCTACCTATTAAACCTATAATTATGTCAATTTACCCCAACATCACCCAAACAAGTAATTGTAAATAAATGAAATACTTAGGAACTTTTATACGTATATTCCATATAGTAATTAGATGAACAAACAAACAACAAAAGGGAAACAAAATGCATATAATAAATGAAACAACAAGACCAAACGGAGTAAAAGTAACACTCGGAAACAGTTTCTGTGCTAACGGATTGATTACTTATACAGTGGAAAGTTCTGATAGTTTTGACACTCGATATTATAGTAACTGGAGCAGTGCAGTAGATCGATTTAATGAATTAGTCAAAACAGCAAACGCCGAAGGGAAAAAATAACAATGAAACAACAAACAACAGTAAAAGACTTGGAGAGCAAAATCAAAGAGCTAAACAGGTGGACAGGATCGGACTTGTATATCTTGGGTGGTGCCTATGGTGGGTACAGATTAGAAAAACAAGTAAAACAGGGCGGTATAATTGATGTGCTTAGAATTGGGTATGTACCGAAAAGAGAATTATATAGCCATTTATTTACATTAATAGAAGGCATAATAATAGGCATAAGACAACAAATAGCCGAGGAGGTATAAGATGTTTGGTCAAATGAATAAAACAAAAGCTATTTTAACAATTGGTTCAGGATTGAGCCAAACTTCTAAAATGCCTTGCTATTCCTTCAATTTATCGGCTATGCACTGTAAAACAGGATCAAAGCTTGCTAAGATAAAAGGGTCGGTCTGTGATGGGTGTTACGCTCTAAAAGGCAATTATGCAAGATATAAACACCCCCTAAAAATGATGCCGAAAACAGATAAAATTAAACATCCTTTTTGGGTTCCTTCAATGGTATATTTAATTAACCACCAAGGCAACCAAAGAGATAAAGGCTATTTTCGGTGGCATGATTCAGGAGATATTCAAAGCTTAGATCATTTGAAAAAGATTGTGGAGATCTGTAAACAAACTCCAAGCGTTAAACACTGGTTGCCTACTAGAGAATATAAAATTATAAGGGAATTTCTTTTTTGGGAATTTTTCCCCGATAATCTAACTGTCAGGTTATCCGCTCACATGATCGATAAATTGCCCCCAAAAATGCGGGGTGCGTGTGGATCCACAGTTACCAAAGATAGAGCCCCATTAGGGCTAAATTGCCCCGCAAATACCCAAAACGGGCAATGCTTAGACTGTCGGGCTTGTTGGGATAAAACAAAAAAGGTGATTTCATACAATTACCATTAAAGATAAATAAAATGCCTTAAACGGTTTTCGGTGGGTTCGATTCCCACCCAAGGCACTCACCTAAAAAGGGACAAAAAAACAGATCCTGCGGCGGGGCCAGTACGCCCTGGAATTCAGGAAGAAGTGCGAAGGTGAGAAATGAAAAAAAACAACAAAGGAGAAATAAAATGAATAAAATAACAATAAACACTTATTGGGATCTAGTCGGAGAAGACTTAACCGAAGCAATGGAAGAAATAAATAACTCACCACTAACTACCCGCAATCATTACGGGAAATATTTAGCCATTTTAACGGATCTAAAGCCCTTGGTGGGGTTGGGTATGGCTAAGGCGTTAATGATCAAAGCAGGTGCGAATAAACAAGGCGTATTAGACGCATCAAGGATTTTTTAAGGGAACTAAA